ATGGGACTTGTTGACTATCACATCGAACGTGCGACCGTGAAAGCGGGCAACACGACAATCACGGTTCGCGGCATCACTGGCGCGGACGTTATGCTGGCGGTGCAGGACTACGGCCCTGCGCTCGCTCTGGCCTACGGTCAGATCAGCATGGGCCAGATGGATCAGTTCGACGCGAAGAAGACGATCCTCGCCATCGCCCGGGAAGTCCCCGAGGCGGTCGGCGCGGTGATCGCCCTCGCCTCGGACGAGTATGTGCCGGAGGCCGTCGAGAAGGCTGGCAAACTCCCCATCCCGATCACGGTCGAGCTGCTTCAGGCGATCTTCGGTCTGACCTTCAAGACGGAGGCAGACGTAAAAAAGCTGTTGGAGTCCCTGACCGAGATCATGCGAGCGATGTCTGGGGCTCTGGAAGCGGCGGGAGTCAGCCTTCCTTCGCAGAGTGGTATTGGGGAATCCGCCGCCGCTTGAACCTCCTGCTTTCCGAGGGGCACGACCGGCCCGGTCACTACCCCCTCGGGATGCTTTACGACGAGGCCAATCTCGTCGTAGAAAGGAACAACGCTCGCATCGTCACCGAAGCTCGGCTCCTCCGAACAGCGGTGGCCTCCCTCCTCATCAAGCAATCTCGCGGACACTTCGAGAAGATGACCAAGAGCTTGAATGTCGAGGTGGCCCCCCACAAGGGGCTCTTCGGGGAGGAAGGCAGTATCAGCATGGATAGCGAGCTGTGGGGTGAATAGCCTGAAAGGGTAGGGCATGGCTCGCAAAGACGTTGATCTGGTAATCCGCGCGAAGGATCAGGCCGCCAAGGTGGTCGATCAGATCACGGCGGCCATCAATGACTTCTCGGAGGCCCAGAAGAAGGCCGACAAGCGGACGGGGGCGACGGAAAGCGCCCTCGGCTCCTTCGGCGCGGCGCTCGGCAATCTGACCAAGCAGCTCGGCGGCCTGTCGGTCGGCGACAAGCTCGCGCAGGGGATGAAGAAGGCCGAGACCGCGCTGGCGTCGGCCGAGACCCGGGCAGAGAGCGCACGCGCCGAGCTGGGTCAGCTCGAACAGAAGATGCGCGAGGCGGGCACCAGCTCCGAGACCTTCTCGAAGAAGCTGGCGGGCGGCAACAAGGCGCTCGACCGGCAGAAGGCCAAGCTGAAGGAGCTGAAGGACGAGCAGACCAAGCTCACCTCGGCTCAGCGTGCCGCCGGGTCGGCCGTCGAGAGCCTGACCCAGAAGCACGAGGCGTTCCCCGCCACCCTTCAGCGCGAAGAAGCCAGCCTCGCCCGGATCGCGGCCACCAACGCCGATCTGCGGGAATCCATGCTGGGCGTCGAGAACGCCTCGGAGCGCCAGCGCGTCCGCATGGAGCAATCCGACCGGAACCTTCAGCGGCAGGTAGACAAGCTCGCCCGGCTCCGGGCCGAGTATGCCTCGCTGCCCGGCCAAATCAGGGCCGCAGCCTCGGCCGAGACGATCTTCGCCGGGGAGACGGCCAAGGTCGCGGACGCCGTGGCGAAGCAGGAGCGCGTCGTCGGGAAGGTCGAACAGAACGTCAAGGGCCTGACCGTCACCGTCCGCGAGCTGGGCAAAGAGCAAGGCCGCCTTGGCACGCGGATCAGCAAGTCGCAGGCCGACTTCGAGAAGTTCACGGCACAGGTCAACGAGGCCGAGAACGAGCTGGTCCAGTTCGCGCAGGACGCGGGCAAGGCCGACGCTGCGCTGGCCGAGCTGGCCTCGCGCTCGAAGCTCGGGCTGTCGGAGGAGCTGAAGCAGCAGCGCCTCGCCATGTTGCGGGCCAAGAAGGAAGCGACCGACTACACCGCGCGGGTGGGCGAGCTGCGGGCCGAGATGGGCCGTGTCGGCGTCCCCACGCGCCAGATGGTCGAAGACCTCGAACGCACCATCATCGCCGCCCGGGAGAGCAAGGCGGTCTTGGCCGCCCAGCGCGAAGCCCTCGAATTGATGGGCCGCGCCTACCGGGAAGCGGGCACCGATGTCGAGAAGCTGCGGGCCGCCGAAGATCGGTTCATCGCGATCCAGCGCGAGCTTGCCGCTGCCATGGGCACGGCCGCCGCCGCCGCGAAGAAGCAGGACGCCGAGCTGGACAAGCTGCACGCTGACTACATCAAGGTCAGCGAGTCCAGCGAACGCGCCGCCCGGTCTACCCGCCGGGTGGCCGAGGCGAACGAGCGGGCCACGACCTTCACTCAGCGGATGGCTGCGGCCTATCGGGAATTCTACGGCGACACGCGGCGCTCGCTCTCCCTGCTTCAGCGTATCCGGGGCGAGGTGCTGTCGCTCGTGGCGGCCTATGGCGGCCTCTACGCGGCTATCGAGGTGCTGCGGGGCTCCGTGGACGCCGTGCAGACGCTCGAAGCCGCCACGGCCCGCCTCAACGTCGCGGTGGGCGAGGATCAGGCCGGGCAGGAGATGGACTTCCTGCGCCGGAACGCTGACCGGCTGGGGATCAGCCTCGGCGTGCTGGCGCAGGAATACTCGAAGTTCTCCATCGCCACCAAGGACACGGCACTGGAAGGAGCGGCGACCCGCAAAATCTTCCTGTCCGTGGCCGAGGCGGCCCGGGTCAACCGCTCCTCGACGCAGGAGATGGCGGGCGTCTTCACGGCGCTGACCCAGATCGTGTCGAAAGGCGCGGTCCAGATGGAAGAGCTTCGCCAGCAGCTCGGCGACCGTCTGCCCGGCGCGATCAACATCATGGCTGACGGCCTCGGCATCACCACGGCCGAGCTTATCAAGATGATGGAGGCCGGGGAGATCACGGCCGAGGCGCTGGTGCCCTTTGCCGAAGAGCTGGGCCGCCGGTTCGGGCCGGGCCTCGCTGACTCTCTGGCGGGCACGGCCGTCGCGCTGGGCCGCCTTCAGAACGCCGCCTTCCAAGCCCTCGTGACCTTCGGGCAGCAGGGCTTCCTTCGCTCGTTCGCGGACCTCCTCAACACGATCTCCGAGACGATCCAGTCGGCCGACTTCGAGGAATTCTCCGGCCGTGTCTCCCGGGCGCTCGCGGTGATCGTGGACGGGCTGGGATTCGCCATCGAGAATTTCCGCCTCTTCAGCGCGATCCTCGCGGGCTTCATCGGCCTGAAGATCGCGCCCTTCTTCAAGGCGCTCTATGCCGGGCTGGCGGGCATCGGCAAGGCGGCCCCTGTGGCGGCCTCTGGGCTCGCTGCTACCCGCGCGGCGGCCGCAGGCTCGGCCGGGGCCATGTATACCGCTGGCCGGGCCGCTGTGGCCCTCACGGCGTCGCTGCGGGCGCTGCTGGGTGCTACGGGCATCGGTCTGGCCGTCGCCGCGATCTCGGCCGGTATCGCCTACTGGTCCACCGGGGCGAAGGACGCCACCGAGGCGCTGTCCACCCACAAGGACATCGTGGACGAGGTGCGCAACCTCTACGATCTGGTCGGCGGCAAGGTCGGGGAATTCCGCGACAAGCTGAAGGAGATCAGCGACCTCTCCCTCAACGACGCGATCCGCAACGCCGAGCGGCTGGAAGACGCGCTGCAAGGGGCCATCAAGGACTTCAACGCCGCGCTGGCCGACGAGGGCGGCACCTTCGGCACGCGGTTCTTCGGCTACGAGTTCGTCGCGGCCTCGAAGGAGATGCAGGACGCGGTGAAGGCGACCGTGGCCGAATTCAATGCGGGCAACCTGACGACGCAGCAATTCACCGACAAGCTCGAAGACATCTCGGTCGAATTCCGGGATGGCTCGGCCGCGAACGCCCGCTATGCCGACGCGCTGGTGGACTCGGCCAAGATCATCGAAGAGCTGTCCGAGAAGCTGGGCGAGGCGCAGGACATCATCAAGGCGATGCGCGGCGACACCGACGAGGGTGGCGAGGCGTTCGACCGGCTGGGCAACAAGGCCAAGGAAGCGGCCGAGAAGGTCGAGACCATGAGCGAGCGGGCCGCCCGGTTCGGCAACGCCATGGACGAGCTGGCCGCGAAAATCCCGGCGGTGAAGGCGCAGCTCGACTTCCTCGAAGAGTCGAACGCCCTGAAGAAGCTCTACGACGAAGCGGTCTCGGCCGCGACCGGCGTGGACCAGATCGCGGCGGCCTTCCTGCGCTACCGCGAGGCGCAGGACGGGCTCACCAACTCCTACCTGTCGTCGGCCGTGGGCGGCTCGCTCGTGGACCGGATCATCGGCGTCGAGAGCGGGGGCAACGCCAACGCCAAGAACCCGAATTCCACGGCCACGGGCCTCGGCCAGTTCATCGAGTCCACATGGCTGCGGATGTTCAAGCAGTATTTCCCGGAATACGCCGCCGGGAAGACCAACGGGGAAATCTTGGAGCTGCGGAAGAACGCCGAGTTCTCCCGCAAGATGACCGAGCTGTATCTGCGCGAGAACGCCGAGCATCTGCAACGCGCGGGCGCGGCGATCACCGACGCCAACCTCTACCTCGCGCACTTCCTCGGCCCGGGCGGCGCGGCGCGGCTCATCAACTCTGCCCCGGGCACGCCGGTTGCCAACGTCCTCGGCGCGGATCAGATCGCGGCCAACCAGTCGATCCTCGGCGGCGGGGCAACCCGGGAGTCCGTCATCCGCTGGGCGCAGCAGAAGGTCGGCGTCAGCCGCGAGGAGCTGAGCGTCCAAGAGGAGCTGCAACGGATCGAGGCGAAGCGGGCCGAAGACGAGCGCCGTGCGGCCGAGAAGGCCGAGGAAGAGCGCCAGCGCCAGCGGGAGGCCACGGCCGAGCGGCTGGCTGACGGCCAAGCCGAGATCGACCAGCAGCAGCTCATCAACGCGGGCAAGGAGCGCGAGGCGGAAGTCCAAGAGGCGATCCGGGCGGCACGGGCGAAAGACCCGAACATCACCGAGGAAGAGATCGCCCAAATCCGGGAGCAAACCGAACGCCTCTACGATCTGAAGAAGGCGAAGGAGGCTGCGGACAAGGCCGACAAGGACGCTCTCACGACGCTGGACAAGGCCAAGCAGGCCGAGCAAGAGGTGAACAACCTCGTGGCCCAGCGGGCCGCCCTGAAGCAGCAGCTCGAAACGGCGCAGCAGCAGGGTGCAACGGAGGATGTGGCCCGGCTCAACGACGAGATCGACCAGCTCAACGCCAAGATCATCTCGGCCATCGACAACGCCACGAAGATGTGGGAGGCGGTCGGCGGATCGCAGGCTGACGCGGCCATCGCCAAGCTCGGCGTGGCGCGGCAGGAAGCGCAGGGCCTTTCCGATCAGGGCGGCCGGACCTACCTGCAATGGGATCGCGTCAGCGACCTCTTCGTGGGTGGTCTGGCGGGGGCCTTCGACACCTTCGCCCAGAAGGTCGCGGCCGGGGAGAACGCCTTCGAGGCGGCGCGGGATGCCTTCCTGCAATTCGCGGCCGACTTCCTGCGCGAGATCGCGATGATGATCCTGAAGCAAGCGATCTTCAACGCGCTGAAGGCCGCCTTCGGGGGCACCGGCTTCGGCAACCTGATCGGGCTCCCCACCGGCCACACCGGGGGGATCGTCGGGTCGGGATCGGTCGGCGCGGGCCGGAACGGGACTCGCACGGTCAACCCGATGATCTTCGCGGCGGCCCGGCGCTTCCACGAAGGCGGCATCCCGGGGCTCGCCCCCGGCGAGGTGCCGATCATCGCCAAGCAGGACGAGGAGATCATCACTCGGGACGATCCCCGGCACGCCCTCAACGGCGGCAAGAGCGGTGGCGGCACGGCAGCGCCGCGCTCGACCAAGATCGTCAACGCCTTCGACGCGCCCGGCTTCCTCGAAGCGGCGCTGGGCTCCGACATCGGCCAAGAGGTGCTGCTGAATTTCGTCCGGGCCAACAAGGCCGAAGTCAACACGATGCTGGAATCCTGAGATGAGCATGAAGACGGTCAAGGCCGAGATCGGCGACATCCTATCCCCGGTCCCCAACTGGTCCGGCCCGGTGACGGAGCGACTGGAATTCCGCACCTCGATCATCGAGAGCCGGAACGGCAGGGAACAGCGCGAGGCGATCCGGCAGCGGCCCCGGGTGAGCTACGACTTCCGGGCCGATCAGCTCGACCGGCGGGTGAACCACCTGTGGGCCGAGCTGCACGACTTCCCCACCGGGATCGGGGAGGGCCTGTCGGTCTTCCCGCTGGTCTGGCGCTACGTGACGCTCACGACGACGCACACCATCGGCCTGCAAGTCCTCACCGTGGACGAGAGCGACCGCTGGTGGTTGCAGGACGGGGCACGGATCGTCATCGACAACGGGGAGGCCATGGAGGCCCACACCGTCGCGTCGGTGGGCTCCGGGACGATCAGCATCGAAGACCCCACCACCATCGCTCTGGCGGCCGGGAACCGCGTCTACGCGGCCTTCGACGCGCGGCTGAAGGATGAACAGACCCTCGACTACTCGACCTCCCGGCACGCGGCCATCGCGCTTCAGGTCGAGGGCGATCCCGGGACGCTGGACGACTGGCCCGACACTATCTCGGTGCCGGTCCATGAGGGCTACCCGGCCTTCATCGAGACCCCCAACTGGCGGAAGAAGGTCTCGGCCCGGATCACCGACAACCGCGACGTGATCGACTTCGGCTACGGTCGGGTGCAGGCGCGGCGCAACAAGGACTTCGCCACGGTCCAGCAGACCATGGGTTTCACCTTCCTCGACCCGGCTAAGGCGGATCGGGTCATGGCCTTCTTCAACCACGCCAAGGGCCGCCGGGGCTACTTCTGGATGCCCACCCAGACCCACGACTTCGCGCTGGCCGCCACGGCGGCCGTGGACACCGATCAGCTCGTGGTGGTCGGCGAGCATTACTCGATCTTCGAGGACTCCGACGCCTTCAACACGGTCATGGTCAAGTGGCCCGATGGCGCGATCCAGTTCAACCGGATCACCGCGCTCAGCACAGGCTCCGGCGCGACGACGCTGACCTTCTACGATACGTGGGAGCGCGAGGTGACGAGCGCCTGCATGATCTGCTGGGCCTTCTGGGCGCGGTTCTTCAACGACACGATGGAGACGAGCTGGCTGTCGAGCGGCAAGGGGGAGTCCACCCTCTCCTTCAAGAGCGTGCCGAATATCGAGCTGGCGACGGAGGGAGGCCCGGTCTACTGCAAGCCGATGGTCTGGAAGAACAAGGTCAATCCCAGCTTCGATGACGCTTCTGACGATTGGGTCCAGATTCCCTTCGCCTATGGCGGCCTCTCGTTGCACGCGGTTGATCGGGCGATTGGGCGGCTCTCGTGGTCGGTCTCGGGCGGCTTCAAATACCGTCCCCCCTTCGACACCGATCCGGGCTACGGGGGCAACACGAATGGCTGGAACGATGGCGATCAGGTTCGGGTCTCGGTCAAGTTCTACCGGGAGAACGGCACGGAGGTCGCGCACGTATCCGGCGATAGCCCCAACTTCAACATCAACCCGGCTGGGCAAGGGCCTTGGTCCTTCTCCGGCAGCGGGGAAATCCCCTTCGGTGCGAGGTATGCCCGTGTCGTCTACACCTCCGTCAACGCCTTGGGCTTCTTCTTTGGGGGCTGGGTGGATTGCATCGGGACGGTTTGCGTGACCACGACCTACCCGTGGGGCCTCGACTATCAGGAGACCAACCTCTATGTCCCTTAAATCATACGAAAATTCCCGGGACCGGGGCCAGCCGATTGAAGCCTTCGAGTTCATCTACGGCGAGGGGTCCGGCGACGCCTACCGCTACACCGATTGCGAGCGGCCCGTCTCGCTGAGCGGGAATACCTATGCGCCGATCCCGATCCGGCGGGCCGACTCGGTCAAGTCCAAGGGGCGGCCGGACGGCACCGATCTGAAGATCGAGGTGCCCGCCACCTCCGAGATCGCCGGACTGTTCCGGGGCTATCCGCCGCGCCGGGTGATCTTCCTGCGTATCTACCAGAGCCATGTCCCGAACGATACGGACCCCGGGCTGTGGACCGACGAGCTGGCCTTCGGCCTCTTCTGGTCCGGCCGGGTGCTGGAAGCGGCGCGGCGGCCCCGGGGGATCGTCCAGCTCTCGTGCGACACGCTGGGCGCGGGCATGAAGCGCCCGGGCCTCACGCGCTTCTACCAGCGGTCTTGCCAGCACCGGCTCTATGGCCCCTACTGCAACGCCAACAAGGCCGCCGCGACCGAGACGGCCGTGGTCGATTCCGTCAATGGCTTCACCGTGGGCCTGCCGACCGGCTGGAACGGGGCGCGGGCGATCAACGACTTCATCGGCGGCCTGATCGAGTGGACCGGCCCCTATGGCACCGAGACGCGGCTGATCGTAGAGCCCAGCGCGAACGCCGTGGTTCTGGACACGCCTGCGACCGATCTGGTAGCGACGGACTCCGTGGACCTCATCCTCGGGTGCCCTCACACCCTTGCCGCGTGCCGCGATCTGCACGACAATGCCCCCAATTTCGGCGGCAACCCGTGGATTCCCCGGGTCAACCCGGTGAACAAGAACAACCATACCTGAGACCAGACCATGCCCATCAACTTCCTTGTCCAGATCGCCATCGCAGTCGTGATGCTGATCGTCAGCTACGTGCTGGCTCCGAAGCCGAAGCAGCCGAAACCGGCTTCGGTCGATGATCTGAAGGAGCCCACGGCCGAGGCCGGGCGGCCGGTGCCGGTGGTCTTCGGGACGATGAACGTGAAGGGCCTCAACGTGCTGTGGTATGGCGACAAGAGCATCAACAACCGCACGGTGAAGAGCGGGGGCAAGAAATGACGGACAAGCTGCTGATCGGCGACGTGCGCAAGGCGGGGTATTGCCTGAAGGGGGTCCGGGAACGGTGCGCTCTGCTGGACCTCGATTTTCGCCAACTGGTGAAGGAGGGCCTGCCCTTCTCGGAGCTGGAACCTATCGAGGACGACGCGGTGCAGCGGTCCCTCGCGGTGGCACGCCAGCGCATCGAGAAGGAGGCGCAGGATGGGCGGCGGTAAGGGCGGTTCCAAGCGGCAGGTATACGACTTCCTCCTTTCCCTCGACTATGGCATCTGCCATGGCCCCGTCGCGTCGATCAACCGCGTGCGGATGAAGGAGAAGGACGCCTTCGTCGGCCCCGTCACGGAGTCCGGCGTCGCCTTCGTGGACCGCCGCCAGCTCTTCGGCGGCGACGAGTCGGAGGGCGGCGTCTTCGGCGCGATGGAATTCTACGTGGGCGACTACGATCAGCTCATGTCCGAACAGCTCGCCGCCCGCTACGGGCTGACGCCCTCCGAGGCCCCCGGCTACCGGGGGCTGGCGCACGTCTTCTTCCGAGGCGAGAGGACCGAACAGCAGGGCGGCGGATCGTTCTTCGAGCTGTTCTTCGGCGCGATCTTCCAAGCCATCAACTACGCGGCGACCGGGGCGATCAACACGGTGGCCGAGGGCTTCTACGGCTTCCAGTTCACCTCGAATAACCCCTACCTCCCGGCCACGGAGATCAGCGTCACGCGGGCGTCCGATGGGCTCGACCACGACCCTTTCATCTACCCGGCCATCGGGATTGACGAGAACGGCGACTACATCGTGGCGGCCGAGGGAGACGCCTTCGCGGGCAGCACGTTCGACCCGACCAAGGCCCCGGACGGCAACCCGGCCAACATGCTCTACGAGGTCTACATCAACGACGCATGGGGGAAGGGGGAGTCTCCCTCGGCCATGAACAAGGCCAGCTTCGAGGCGGCCGCCGCGACGTTGCTTGCCGAGAATTTCGGCCTGTCGATGATCTGGGTGCAGCAGACCGAGATCGAGAAATTCGCCTCGGAGATTCTGGACCACATCAAGGGCATGGTCTTCCAAGACCCGGAGACCGGGCTGTGGACGCTGAAGCTGATCCGGGACGACTACGTTCTCGCGGACTGTCCGGTCCTCAACGAGAGCAACGCAGACCTCAACACGATCAAGACCCGCATCTGGGGCGAGACGATCAACGAGATCAAGGTCAGCTATACTGACCCTTCTTCGGAAGAGGAGGAGACGGTCTCGTCCCAGAACCTTGCCAACATCGCGATCCAAGGCGGGGTGATCTCCGAGACGCGGGAATACCATGGGGTCCGCAACCCCTTCCTCGCCCAGACGCTCGCCGACCGGGACGTGCTGGAAGCGAGCCGCACTCTGGTCACGGCCACCGTCTTCGTGAATCGGGAGGGCTTCAACATCAAGCCCGGCGATGTCGTCAACTTCTCGTGGGAAGAGGAGGAGATCGAGCAAATGGCCTGCCGGGTCATGGACGTGGACTACGGCAAGAAGGACGACCGGCGGATCAAGCTGCAACTGGCCGAGGACATCTTCTCGGCGCGGCGGATCGTGACCCTATCGGCGCAGGAGCCGCCCGCTGACGGCGTGGACGATCCCTCGCCGCCGGATCGGGTCTTCATCATGACGCCGCCCCTGCCACCCCTGTTGGAGAACGGCGTGGACGCGGCCGAGATCGACGCGGAGTATCCGATCTCCTACGCGCTCTTCATGGCGCACGACATCACGACCAGCTTCATCGACATCCAAGCGGACACCGACATCATGCTCCCGAACGGAGACCCCTCGGTTGGCCCCGTCACAACCTTCCCGCCCTCGCGCTCCGGGCTGCTTCAGGTCGATCTCGATCAGGAGGCTCATTCGGTCATCCCGAACATCGCCTTCGAGGTGATCTTGCGGCGGCCGCCCGAGATCGGGGATCGCTTCGTGATCGGGGAGAGCGAGGAGCTGCACGAGATCATCATGCTCGACTCCTACGACGAGGGGAACGACGAGTGGTCGGTCATGCGCGGGCTCTACGACACGCAGCCCCTCGCATGGCTCTCTTCCGACCGGCTGTGGCACATGCCCGAGGGCTCGGCCAATGTGGACTTCACCGACCGCCCGGCGGGCTCCGAGGTCTCCTACTGGCTGCGGCCGCGCACGACGCTGGGCCGCCTGCCGCTGGCCGACGCGGACGAGGAGCTGTTCACCCCGAGCGAGCGCCTGCACCAGCCCTTCCGGCCCGCGAATTGCCAGATCGAAGGCAACGGCTTCGGCGACACGCAATACCTCGCCGGGGCGATCCCGGCCGAGATCGAGCTGACGTGGGCCAACCGGAACCGGCTCGGCGAGGACGCCGTGGCGCAGGCATGGGACGACACCTCCTCGGCCATGGAAGACGGCCAGACGGTCACGCTTCGGTTTGTGGACGCGCTGGACGGCGCGGTCGATTTCGAGGTGACAGGGCTGACCGGGACGAGCTATACCCTCGACCCAGACAACCTCCCCAGCTACCGCTTCTACGAGGTCCACTTCCTCTCCGAGCGGGACGGCCTCGAATCCCGGGAGCCGGTGATCCGCACGCTCGAATTGGAGCGGCTTGGCTACGGGGCAAACTACGGCTACGATTACGACGAGAACGATGGGAGCTGACGAATGAGCCATACCAGAGACGTATCCTGCACCAGCGGAGCTTGGGCGGTCCTCGTGACCGGGCAAGACTCCGGCTTCGTGCAGCTCAAAGACGATGGGCCGGTTCTGGTTCACGTCGCCCAGAGCGAGCCCGCGACCAGCGTGGTCTCCGGCGCGGTCCTCTACTCGGGGGCGCTGGAAGAAGTCAGCCTGACCGGGCTGGAAGAGGGCGATGTGGTCTACGGCCGCAGCCTGAAGACGGGCGAGACCAACCGCGTCTCGGTGATCGCGCCCGGGGCAGCTCCGGCATGATCGTCAGGGCCATCCGCCGCGCCCGGCAAGCCGTGCGCAGCATCGCCATGAAACCTGTTGTGTCCGGCCCTTCGGGCTACGACTTCAACTACGACAACAACTACGATATGTGAGGGCTTGACCTATGGCTGGTGAACGCACACTCCCGGGCGGCAAGGGCATCAAAGCCTTCTGGACTCCCGGCTCGAACGGCTACGGCAACGATCAGGGCAACAACTGGCGGGTGGTCTCGGCGCTGCTTCAGGGCGTCGCCAAGAGCTACACCACGGAGCTGCCCGGGAGCGGAACGGCCGGGGACATCTACATCGTCCCGAACGGGGACACCAACGGCAACGACATCGCGATCTGGGACGGCCCCAGCGGCTCCGAGGCGTGGGTCTACATCACCCCCATCGAAGGGTGGACGATGTATGTGACCGACGAGGGGCAGGAATTCACCTTCAACGGCACTATCTGGGGCGCGGCCGCGTCCGGGGCGTTGGCCGACATCTTCTCCTACACCGGCTTCGACCCGACCACGGAATATGAGTTCGAGGACGAGACGATCTCCTCGGACCTCTCGTTCTTCGTGGACGATGTGGCAAGCACCGACTGGATCGTGACCGATGTTCTGCCGGACGCGGCCGAGGGCACGACATACTCGCTGCGCTCGACGGACATCACCCACGGCCAGACGACCGACATGCGGTTCGACGTGAACGCCGATCTGGTCTCGGCCGTGCGCGTGCGCTACCGGATCGGCTCGGACGGCTCGGACGGGATTCGCCTGCGGGTGGATGACGGCGGCGGCTTCGTCACCGAATACACCGAGAACGGCACCAGCACGTCCGGCGCGTGGGCGTGGCAGGAAGTCGATATGTCCGGCTACTCGGGCACCGTCACCTTCTCGGTCCAGTATCAGAAGAGCGTTTCGGGCAACAGCTCCTACGACTCGATCTTCATCTCGCAGATCGACCTCCTCTACGGCTTCACTGGCGAGCGCGGATCGGTGGTCGAGCATCGCGGCCGGGTCTGGGTATCGAAGGTCAACGACAACACCGACACGCCCAGCCCCAGCTCCGAGAAGTGGAAGGCCATCGGCTACACCTCCGACTTCATCGAAGAGGAGACCGGGACGAGCTACACGGTGGACGCGGATGACATGACGG